ATGTATGCGGACAAGGATTCAAGAGGTCTGGTCTCGGTGTTCGAGATGGACAGACCTGAATGGTCGGCACTCCGTGGGGCATGCCAAATGGCCATGCAGCTGTGGGAGGTCCAGCTGACGGAGTTCGCGGGGCTTGAAACGGCCAGGATGCAGACTTGGGAGATTCAGCGCAAATGCCACCTTGAGCAGTGCGTAGGTTTCGCGAGGAAGCTGATACACGAGATAGACCAGGCGAACGCGAGAGTAAACGACGATTCCCGCCGGGGGTTGTTCGAGAACGTGAACAGCGGCCCCGCCTTAGACCCGTTTGACTTATGATTCCGGATTATGTAAAAGACCAGATCAAGGAGAGGGACATTGTCTCGATCATCCAGGGCGAGGGCGTTGAACTCAGGAGGGAGGGCAGCCGCTACAAGTGCTGCTGCCCTTTCCACGGGGAGAAGACACCTTCGTTCGTGGTGACACCTTCGAGGAACATGTATCACTGCTTCGGTTGCGGACGCACAGGCGACGCCATCAGCTTTGTGATGGAGCGGCGCGGCATGACTTTCTACGAGGCGGTGGAATATCTTGCCGGGAAGCTGGGGATAGAGTACGAGAAGAGGGAGCAGACACCGGAGGAGAAGGCTGCTGAGTTCAGAAGGTCACAGATGATGACCGTGAACAAGCTGGCGGCAGAGTGGTTCATCCAGCGCTACAGGGAGTCGCCAGGAGCCAGGGAGTACATCCTGAAGAGACGCGGGATCAAGGAGGAGACCGCCGAGCTGTTCTGCCTCGGCTACGCTCCTGAGAAAGGCGGGCTGAAACAGTACCTCACGGGGCTTGGCTGGAAGGAGGACGTGCTGCTCGCCGCCGGGCTTGTCAAGAGGAACGAGGATGACGGCACCGTCTACGACACGTTCAGGCACAGGCTGATGTTTCCAGTCTTCTGGACGAGCGGCTACGTGGCCGGGTTCTCGGGAAGGTACATCGGCGACAAGCCGGGTGTCCCGAAGTACCTGAACACGGGAGAGACCGAGCTTTACAAAAAGAAGGGGATCCTGTTCGGATGGCTTCAGGCCAACATGCAGATCTACGCCACAAAGCAGGCCTACCTTGTGGAGGGCAACCTGGACGTGTGCCGTCTGCATGAGATCGGAGTGAAGAACGCCGTCGCCCCTTGCGGGACGGCTTTGACCCAGGAGCAGATCAGCCTCCTGAAAGCCAAGGCCGAAAGGGTCACTATCATCGGGGACACCGACGAGGCCGGTGTCGAGGCGGTGCTGAAGAACGCGAGGATGCTGACGGAGGAGGGGCTTTCGGTCAGCGTGATGGAGCTGCCGGCGGATCTCGGCAAGGACGCCGACGAGTTCTTCCGGACGCACCAGCACGAGTTCGACGAATGCAACCTTCAGAGGACGCACGACTATATTCCTTGGATCTGCGAGAAATGGATGGAGGGAGCCGCGTCCCAGACGGAGAAGGCCGCCGTGATCACCGAGGTCTGCAAGCTGCTGGCGAAGGTACAGGACCAGAGCGCCGCCGACATGTACAGGGAGGCGTTCACCAAGCGCTACAAGTTCGGCAGGATCTGGACGCAGGAATATTTCAAGGCGAAGAATGACCAGGAGCGCTCCGAGGCGAAGGAGGACGGAACCAAGGAGATGCTCCAGAACTATGGCTTCTACGTCAAGAACAACTGCTACTATGGGGCTTCAAGATCCGGGAACGATGTGAGGTGGAGCAACTTCACGATGACCCCGATCCTGCACATCCGGGACGAGAAGAACGCCAGAAGAATATTCACGCTGCGGAACGTCAAGATGCAGGAGGCGGTGGTGAAGCTGAACCAAAGCGAGCTCGTGTCGTTCACGGATTTCAAAACGAGGGTCGAGACGGCCGGGAACTATGTCTGGGAGGCAACGGCCAACGAGCTCACCTCTCTTAAGAAGTTCCTCTACGACGGCACACCCTCAGCCGACGAGATCAAGCAGCTGGGGTGGCAGAAGAAATGGGGCTTCTACGCATGGGGCAACGGCGGATTGGACAACGGGACATTCAAGTCGGTTGACAAGTACGGGATCATCGACATCAAGGGTCAGAAGTTCTATCTTCCGGGATGCGCCCTCGACACGAGGGACAACACGCAGGGCTATCAGCTGGCGAGGAAGTTCGTCTACACGGAGACCAACAGCGTCTCGTTCCGGGAATATTCCGAGAGGCTGATCACCGTGTTCGGGGACAACGCCAAGGTGGCGCTCTGCTTCCTCTTCGCCTCGCTGTTCAAGGACGTGGTGACCTCGGTCACGACCTCTTTTCCCATCCTTTCGCTGTTCGGGCCCAAAGGTACCGGCAAGTCGGAACTGGGACACTCGCTGACTTCGTTCTTCATCGCCAACAACATCGCGCCAAACATCAACAACACGACCAAGGCGGCTCTTGCCGAGGCTGTGGCGGAGGTCAGCAACGCGGTGGTGCATCTTGACGAGTACAAGAACAACCTTGACCTTGAGAAGAGGGAGTTCCTGAAGGGTATTTGGGACGGTGCAGGGCGGTCGAGGATGAATATGGACAATGACAAGAGGCGCGAGACCACGGCTGTGGACTGCGGGGTTGTGATGAGCGGTCAGGAGATGCCGACCGCCGACATCGCTCTGTTCAACCGGCTTGTGTTCCTGACATTCAGCAAGACAACGTTCAGCGACCAGGAGAAGAGGAACTACGAGAATCTGAAGCTTATCGAGAAGCGAGGGCTTACGCATCTGACGAACCAGTTGTTGCAGTTGCGCTCCAAGTTCCAAACGGATTTCAGAAGGGTTTGGGATGAGACTTTGTCGGACATGAATGACAGGGTGCGTTCGTACAATGTCGAGGACAGGACACTGAGGAACTGGGCTATCCTGCTGGCGGCCTACCGGGCTTTGAGGACGGACATCGATGTGCCGTTTGACAGCGAGGAGATATTCAGGCTTTGCTGCAAGGGTTGTGTGGATCAGAACCAGAAGACTAAGCAGAACAACGAGCTTTCAGGCTTCTGGGAGATTGTGGAGAATCTGGTGGCATCCGGGCAGGCGTACATCAACATCGACTATAAGCTTTGCGCCGGGGACCGTCCGTTCGCCATCAAGGAGTCGGATGTTCCGTTCGAGCCGAAGCACGGAGTGCGGTACATCTATCTGGCTTTCCAGCGGCTTTCGGCTCTCTATATGAAGGAGGGCAAGGACGTGAACGGCAAGGTGATCCCGAGGGATTCGCTGAAGTACTATCTTGAGCATTCACCGGAGTTCATAGGTACGGCCAAGTCGATGCGGTTCAAGCTGCTGGAGAACAAGACCTACGTGTCGAGCAATCCGGAGACCGGCAAGAGCCGCGTCACCACGGCGATGGTCTTTGACTATGACGCGCTGAAGGTCAATTACGGAATAGATCTGGACATTTCTACGGACACGTTGGAGATCGGTGACAACCGCACGGCGGCCAGCGCTCCCCCATCGGTCACCGAGCCAGCCGAAGCGGCTGATGCCGAACTTTGGGAGGAGTGATGGAAGACCTGAGGAGATATGTCCTGTATTCCAGGGAGCAGGAGGAGGCGTTCCGGAACAGGTACGCCAATGTGATTGCGGCCAGGCGGCGGGCGTATGTGAAGTGGCTGCGGAGCCTCCCTCTTCTGGAATGGGTTGACTATCTCGTTCAGGTCTCACCACGAGACTACGAAGCCATCATCGGCCTGATCTGCATCTGCCATCAGGAACGCCTTGTCAGCATCACCTTCAGCTCCGATTACCGCCGGATCAGACGTGATCCGGAACGAGACGAGGAGGTCGAGGCCGTTTTCGGAAAAAAGAAAAAGTAAAAATAATCGCCAAAAATTTGGTAAATGTTAAGAAATTCCTTATCTTTGCAGTGCAATCAAAACAATAACGGTAATGAGATACTCGGAAGTCATAAGGAAGCTGAAGAAAGGCGGATGCTCTTTCCTCTCGCACGGTAAAAACCACGACTGGTGGTTCAGTCCGATAACAGGAATAAAGTTCCAGATACCGCGACACAGCAGCCAAGAAGCGAAAGACCGGACATTGGAGAACATAAGCAAGCAATCGGGGGTGGAACTATAACCCACCCCAATGCTTAACAAATATTTAATTAATAAAATCAGATATGAAGGCAAAGGTTTATATCGCGAGAGGTTCGGACGGAACCTTCGACGCAACAATGGAGTATAACAAAGCGATTCCATTCGGACTTCTCGGTCAAGGCAAGACAGCCAAAGAAGCCATAGAGGACTTTTACAACTCTTATGAGGAGGCAAAGCAGATGCTTGCGGAAGAGGGCAAAGAGTGTCCGGATGTCGATTTTGAGTTCTACAACGACGTTCCCTCTTTCCTCCAACAATATGCGTTTATCCTAACGCTTGCCGGACTGGAGAAAGTAACCGGAGTGAGCCAGACCATTCTTAGCCACTACATCAGCGGCTACAGGCATCCTTCCCCGAAGACCGTGAAGAAAATCGAGGAGGGCATAAAGAACTTCAGCCAAGAACTATCGTCTGTCAAATTCGCCTGATTGTTTGGTAGCATTACTTAGTATGGTGCGGCCCTGGGAGTTTCTTCCAGGGCTTTTCTTTTGGAAAAGGGCGGATGAAGATATGGAATCTTCATTCGCCCTTACGTTTTTTATTGGAGGGAAGTGGGTATAATGGGGATTTTAAGGGCCAATGGCGAAAACTATAAGAAAATAAGAATATTTGCTTACAAATTTCACGGACGATGGGATTTTCGAGGAAATTGAGGGAAATGAGGAGAATCAGTGTCATTGTGCAAAAATTCGACACAAGTAAGAGAAATGCTTTCACCTACATTCAAATATAATAACAGTTTATCTTATGTTATCTATTGTAGTTCTTCAATAAATTACGTAAATTTGGAAAAATGATTTTTGCTGAGGAAACGAAAAACCCCAACTACACTAACTACACTAACTACACTTGAAGTAAATCAATGAATATTAATAAAATAAGGTGTAGTTGCGGTATAGTTGGAGAACTACACTCCAACTACATTCAACTACACTTGGGCAGTCTCCAACTACACTAACTACACTTTTCGAGGTGTCAACTACACCTCGAAAATAGCTAACTAATTGATAATCAAACACCGCTTCAAGTGTAGTTAGTGTAGTTGATGTTTTTGCGAAAAATGTGTCCAAAATATTTAATGAACTGCGAAATGCTCGATGTCAAATTGAAAGTGGATTCGCCGATGATGGCGGATTATCTGGCTTATCTGTTTCCGCCGGAGAGGCCAGGCGGGCCGCTGAAGGTCTATGCCAGAAACAGCCTGGGCAAACTGCTTGTCGCCCATTGCAAGGTGTCGGAATTCCCTCCGGAAGTGGAGGGTGAGAGGATCCTGAACCTTGAGCTGCCGAGCGACACCGCCACCGCCGCCATGAGAAACAAGTTCCTTTATTATGACAGGTACGACACGGCGGCGCTGAACATGGCCGTCTCGGCCTACTTTGACATTGAGTTCAAGCAGTACTACCTCAAGGGCTTTGAGCTTGGCTTCCAGAAGAAGGACATCGTCACGGCGTTCATAGTCTCACGGGGGCTGTTCTCCACAGACAAGTTCGACACACTTCACAAGAGAATCTACCGGCGGGCGCAGCAGACGCTGGACAGACTTGTTGACAAGCTGCTGCAAAGAGTCTACTATTATGACAGAAGCATTAACTTAAAGGGTTTGAAAGATGATCAGAATCATTGACACACTACAGGCTCAAAGCCTGGACAGGCAGGACGGCGTATGGCACAGGCTGGCGCTCATCCCTGCGACGGCCACCATCGAGAGATCAGAGAAGGTCGAGGAGGCCGGCAGACTGGCCACCATCAAGATCAACGCATCTCTGTCGGAATCCTCGGAGGTTCTGCGGGACAACCTTGTCATCAAGGTCGGGTTCTGCCACGGGGGCGGCGAGATCTACGGCTCGGAGGACTTGCCGCTGACGTTCGAGATCAGCGAGACAAACATCCTTAAGATCTCCTGCGCCTACCAGATCCCTGTTTATTAGTGTCCTTTCCTCGAAGAAGTCGCTCAGTATCTTTGCGTAAACATTGATCGAAGATGAAAGCTGACACATTCCAACTGGCAAGGGACATCGTGCAGGGGAAGTGGCTGGTCTCCAATCCGGACCGGCTGCTTCCCATCGCCCGCTCATTTCTTAACAAGACACCCGTGGAGATGGAGGTGAAGGCGGCAAGCGTCACCACGGTCTCCGACTCCGGTGCGCTGCCGGAAAAGGCCAAGCGTGTGGCCATCATCCCTCTTCACGGAACGATGACGAAGTACGACAATTGCGGGAGTTACGGCACAACGTTCATAGCTAAAAGGCTCCGGGAGATGGCCGATGACGAAAATGTCATCGGCATAATCCTGGACATAGACTCTCCCGGCGGCAGTTCGTCTGCCATCCCTCCGATGATCGAGGCGATCAGCCACGCGAAGGCCGCCGGAAAGCCGGTCTACGCACATGTGGACTGCTGTGCCTCCGCCGCCTACTGGGTGGCCTCCCAATGTGACGCCATCTACATGGACAACGACCTTTCCGAGGTCGGCTCCATCGGAGCCATGGCCGTGTTCATCGACAGCACGGCTGCCAATCCTATCACCGGAGAGAAGACAATTGTCATCTATGCCGAGGAGTCTCCGGACAAGAACTTCGCCTACAGGGAGGCACTTTCCGGAAGGTACGAGGCGGCGAAGGCCGAGCTGAAGCCGCTGGTGGATCAGTTCAGGGATGCCGTCGTGGCCGGAAGGCCTACCATCCACAAGAATCAGGACGGGGTTCTCTCGGGAAAGATGTTCCTCACCGCCGACGCGCTGCGCCTGAACATGGCGGATGCCAGGAAGACCCTCCACGAGACAATAGATGCGGTCTTCGCACTTGCAAGCATTTAACCAATCTTTTTCATAATGGATAAGAAAACTCTCAACAATTCCAAGATGGGCCGACTTGTGGCCCGTCTCTTCGGCAAGAGCGAGCTTGACGTCAAGGACGGCAAGGTTTCCCTTTCCGATCAGGAGCGGCAGAAGGTTCTGGAAAACTACGGCCAGGACTTTCTCGACAAACTCGAAAGCATCAACCTCGAAGAGGAGGCTGATGCCGTGACCCTTTTCGACGCGGCTGTAGCCGCCAAGACGGCGGAAGCTACAGCCGCGCTGACAGCTCAGATCGAGAAACTACAGAATGACGTTGTCTCGCTGGCATCTGAGCCGGAGCCGAAACCGACCGCCTCTGGAGCGGAGATGCCGCCGCAGACGAAGGTCTTCAACATCAACATGGCCGCCGTCCACAACAAACTTGTGCGGGAGGCTCTTGATTCCGTCAATCCATACGCCTTCGCAGCCATGGACGACGCTACCATCGACATCAAGGATCTCAACGCGGAGTTCTCCATGGTGATGCCTCCGAAGATGAAGCTGGAGCTGCTGAACAAGAGGATCTACAACGGATTCGACGACGCCAAGCATATGACCCGCATCCAGTCCAACACGGACTACATCGCAAGCGCGGCCATTATGTCCGAGGTCTCACAGCAGTTCACACCGAAATGGACTCCTAAGGGAGCGGCCAAGTTCACTCCGATCAGGATTCCTTATCGCCGTCACAAGCTGAACGTGCTGATCCAGCCGGCGGAGGTGCTGAAGAGCTGGCTGCTCTCTCTCTACGAGCAGGGAAAGACCATGGCGGACATGCCTCTCTCCCGCTACATCATCGAGAATCACATCCTTCCTAAGGTGCTGGATGACATCACCATCTCGATGATCGCCAAGGGTAAGTTCATCGATGCTGGTGTTGTCGCTGACGGTGACACAGGCAAAGCCGCCAAGAACTCGATGGACGGTTTCGAGACCATCCTTGTGGAGGGCAAGTCCGACGAGAATTGCAAGATCAACTACTACAAGGCGGCAGCCGACCCGATGGCGATGTCGGACTCCGAACTCCTCGCCTACATCGACGGCTTCGTTGACAGCATCTCCGGACTGTTCGCACACATCGTGACCATCCACTGCTCCGAGCAGCTGCTCACCCGCTACAAGAGGGCGGACTTCGCCGTCAACGGCAAGTACACCGGCGTGGAGAATGACGGAAGCATCCGCTTCACCAAATTCCACCTCGTACCTCTGAAATCGATGTACAACTCCCCTATCATCTTCGCGACCCCGAAGGAGAATTTCGTGGAGCTTGTGGATCTCTCCAAGGCGGAGAACTGCATCGTCAAGATCGAGGAGCAGAACTATGACGTGAAGGTGTTCGGCGAGTACTCCCTCTCTACGGGCTTCAAGATCGCCGAGGCTGTGTATGCCGCCGTGCCTGATGGCTACACTCCTGTCGAGAGCATCGTCTCCGATGTCCCTGACACCGACAAGTGGGAGAACGGAAAGAAGGCCACCCAGTCAGTAGACGGTGGCGCATAACGAATAATGACCAAGAATATGGCTTACGTAAAATCATCAATTCCTAGACCTGGTGACGGCGCTGGTTGCGCCGCCACCAGAAAATCCCAGATCATCCTGGTAGATGTGGAGGATGTCGATACCGAACCTACACGCGAGGTCGGAAATTGCAACGTGACCGGTGACCTCACCCTGAAGGCCGAGGCCAAGGCCATCTCCATCTATGCGACCGCCTCCTCCATCCAGGTGACGGAAGAACTCTCCGGAGATCCTGACGCGGAAGGCATCAAGACCGGCATCGTGTTTGACCATCCGGGCAACTCGGTCGCCATCAAGAACTTCATCGAGGTGTTCAAGAACCGTGGCGTGATCGCCATCGTGCAGGAGTGTGACGGTACGGATTCCGGTCGCCCTCAGATCATGGGGCGCGTCTGCAACCCGCTCAGGCTCTCACTTGAGACCAAGATGGATGGCGAGGCCACGAAGAGGACACTCACCTGGAAGCAGGCGCTTCCTGACAAGTTCCTCGCCGGCGAGTATTCCGGAAAGATGCCGACGGTCGCCGAGGCCGCGGCCTCCGCTGTGGGAGGAGCCTAACGGATGGCCGAGGGTGACAAGACCAACGCGGCTGTCAGGAAAGAGACCCCAACCGCCGAAGTCTCAGACGGAGGAGCCAGACTGGTTGTCTGCGCCTACGAGGGTACGGACATCCAGTTGTCCAAAGTCTGGGAGAGGATGACAGGCACAAGGCCTGTTGTCATCACTGTCGGACCGGATGACGACATCCGGGACATCCTCGCAGGAGTCATCGCCGACAACAGCGTCGCCGATGAGTTCGTCCTTGTCCCGGCCAACTGCGTCCCATGCGCCCCGATTTCCATCGGGGAGCTATCCTCGCCAATCGTGTTCGTGGATGTCGAGGGCAACAAGGTGTTCGGCGAACGGCTGCCGAAACCGTTCTCCAAGGAGAAACTGGTGGAAGCGCTTCCGGCACAGGATCAGACAGTCGAGGAGTTCCTCAGGGACTACTTCAAGAAGAATCTCCACCGGCCGGTCGAGGCCGGATTCCGCTTCGGCAACATCGTCACACCGGTGTACCGCGCGAATCCTTGCGAGCACATTGTCATCGAGGCGTTCGTCCGAAAGAAGTTCGTCTTCGCAACTCCTCAAGGCTATGCGGCCATCACGCGACTGATTGACCAGTACCTGCTGAATGAGTAACGAGATTGACAGATGGATAAGTTCGGGAGCCGAGGTCATTGAGGGACTTCGGCTCTTGAGTATATACGCGCCCAACAGGTGGCTGGACGCTCTTGTCCGGAAGGCTCCGGAGGAATATTCACGGCTTCTGAAGAAGACCTTGCTTCCGTTCGCCGACGGGATCCCGTTCTCGCGGACACTGGCCAAGGGCGGACGGTTCCGGGAGGACTGGCCATTCCTGTCCGAGCCGGACTGTCCTACAGAGCTGAAGGCTCTGGCAGCGGACATGATCTCCTCCTGGCACAACTATGTCAACGCCCATGAGGATCTGTTCAGTTGCACCACTCCGGAAGAGTGCTATGAATGCGCCGAAAAAACGATAAGAAATTTTTCTCAAAATTCAAGTTCTCGCCTTGAATTTCAATACTATAAGGAGCATCACCGAATCCTCGGCAAACGCCCGATCTTCGCCTTGACAAAGAAACTGGAGAATCTGAGACGAATGCCGATCACCGAGTTAATCCGGAAAAGGCGCAATGTCCAGGATTCCATCTGGCGCGCGGAGCGGGAAATCAAGAAAGGCGACCGCCCTGACCTGAAAGTGTCAAGAGAGGACAGGCTTGCGCGTCTGCGGATGACTCTCAATGAAATCAACCGAATGATAGAAGAATATGAAGGTACTGACCCCAAAACTACTCGATGATCTTTCTTCCCTTGCGGCACTTGGCTGGACAGATGCCGAGCTGGCCAGATTTCTGGACATCACGGAAAGACAGTTAGCGGACATTCTTGCTGATCCCACACCGACGGATAATCCAAACATCCGTGATGCCATCAAGCGCGGCCAGCTGGAGAAAAGGGCAAAGATCGAACTTGCCGTCGTTCGTGGAGCGATGGATGGCAACGCTGGCTCCATCGAACAGTTCCGGGACATCGTCCGGGACAAAAGCTTCTCTATCTCGAAACTCGACCTGTTCGGAGGAGCGGAGAAAGAGGGCGCCTTCGAGAGGATCCAGGAATATATCGCCTCCGGCTCAAAGGGAGACCTCTCCGACAAGGAGCGTGTGTACATCGACCTGCTGACGCTGATATATTCATTGGACGGCCAGTACGGCAAGCGCCGGACGGTCAGGTTCCTGACCAGCGAACCTTTCGGCCTTCCCTACCAGCGGGCCGCCGACATCTATTCCGAGGCGATGGAGCTGTTCTACTGCAACCGCAAGGTCTCCAAGGAGGCGATGCGCAACAAGATGGCGGATCAGTTCGACACACTCTATGTCGCCGCGAGGGAGGCCGCCAAGACATCGAAGGACTATGCCGTGGCCGCTGACATCCTTGCCAACAAGGCCCGCGCCCTCCAGCTGGACAGGGACGATCCGGCGAAGCTTCCGGCAGAGATCTACCGGCCGATGTTCCGACTGCTTTCAGCCACGCCTGAGTCCATCGGACTTCCTGCCGCCAACCGCGACGAGCTTGAGAGGCAGATCGAGACGGTGGTCGCTCCGGAGGCGGTCAAGAGACGCCTCAGGACCGACGCTGGCATTGTTGACCTTGACATCGTAAAATACCTTGAGGATGCAAAGGAAGAGAGTTAAGCCCGGATCCACACAAGCAGCCTCCGTCCAGTACCAGAACCCGTTCGCCCAGATCGTGTCGCTGGCCGGCGCCTGTCAGAACCTCAATGTCGTGGGGCGTGGCGGAGCCAAGACAACCGACATCCAGGCCGAAAGACTGCTGGATGTCATCTATGATATGCCAGGAGCGCCCGTGGTCTGGGTGGCCGACACGTTCACGAACCTGAACGCCAACATCCTCCCTTCTGTTCTGGAGGGGCTGGAGCGAAAAGGACTTCGTGAGGGTGTCCACTATGTCATCGAGAAGGAGCCGCCCACCTTTACAGATGCGGAAAAGGCTGGTCTCCCGGACTGGCTTAAGCCACATTTCTGGAAGCCTTTCAACAAACTGGTCTCCTACAAACGCACGATCATATTCTACACCGGCACCAACATCCGGTTCGGCTCCCTTGACCGCCCGGCCACACTTGCCGGAGCCTCCTACGTCTTTGTCTTCGGAGATGAGGTGAAATATTTCCGGGAAGACAAGATCTCCAACCTGCTGAAGGCAGTCCGTGGCTACAGGCAGGAATATGGTCACAGTGTCTTCTACCGAGGATTCAGTTTCACCACCGACATGCCGGACACCACGCACATCGGGGAATATGACTGGATCCTGAAATATGCCCACAATATGGACATCCCGGCCATCGTGCTTGTGCTGAAAGCCGGCCTGGTCTATAACGAATGCCTGCACGAGGCTGCCGCCGCCAAAGACAAATGGTTGAAGACCCACAGCGGCGAGGATCTTAACATCTACCGCGGCAAGTGCCGTGTGGCCGAGCAGTGGAAGGCGAGGTGGACGGAACTGAGGATGAGGAAGGAAGCCAGAACGTTCTTCATGCTCGCATCCTCGTACATCAATGTGGACATCCTCACTGAGCAATGGTTCGGGGATGCCATCGCTGGTAAGCTGCCTGACCTGAACACGGCCATCCTGTCGATGCGTCCGTCCCTGGAATCCGGCGACCGCTTCTACACATCCCTTGCCGAACGCCACTTCTACTACGACGGCACGGATGAGGATGCCTATGACGGTTTCGGGCTGCTGGATAGGGAGGATTGCAGGGTGCTGAAATATCTCGATATCGACAAGCCATTGATGGCGGGAGTGGACTTCGGGAATATGTGTTCGATGTCCATCGCCCAGAACGACATCGAGAAGGGTCGCGCGTGCATACGTGTGGTGAAGTTCCTCTACACTTTGGCTCCAGAATATGTCCCTGACCTCGGAGAGAAGTTCCGCGCTTTCTTCGCTCCGATGAGGAGCAGAACCCTGATGCTGTACTATGACCGCGCCGGCAACGCCTACAAGTCGGTGGGAGAGGATCAGGTCAGCAAACTCAAGAAGTCCATCGAGTACGATGGGAACGGTCGCCGCACTGGTTGGACGGTGCAGCTGATGTCTATCAACCAGGGCAACATCGGCCAGCCGGAGGAATACTCGTTCATGCAGGAGATAATGAGCGAGCGGAACCCGAGACTGCCGGTGATCCGCATAGACGCCTACGCCGCCAAGAATCTCAAGCTGTCGCTGGAGAGGGCGAGGACTGCTGTGCGGAATGGTGTCGTGTTCAAGGACAAGAGAAGCGAGAAGCTGCCTGTCGAGCAGCTGCCTACCGAGTCCACCAATCCGTCGGACTCGTTCAAGTACCTCGTGATGACCAGGCAGCTTCGCGGCCTGGCAAGCGGGAAGACGATGCTGCCGTCCGCGGCTGTCGATCCGAAGGCGGTCGGAAAGAGTAGCCGCTGACACACCCGTGCGCCATATATCACCCCGGAACGGAATCGCAACTGCGATTCCTCGGCAGGGCGGCCCGGGGTCTTCTTCGACCGAAAAAGGCACCGTTTCGCGCCCTTGGGACGCAAAGTACTGTACTTCACTCATTTGACGGGAAAATATTCATAAAAGAGTGTCTGTCTGCTGTGATTTCAACGGTTTCCGCTGTCGTTTTGGGCTTCAGCGCGCGCTTCAACAGAAGCCCCGGCCACCATGTTCCGGTTGTCCGGACGCACCCGGCGGCCTTCTCCGATGTCCTTTATCCAGGCGTGGCTGACGCTAACTTTGTGATATGAACGTATATGAAGCACTGGCCGAGATGAGGCGACTGTCCGAGGAAGACAGGAGCTTCAGTTTCTCGTTCATGTCCTACAATCCATCGAAAGGCACGTCCGACGGCATCGTCTACGTCCACCGCGGGATCCTGCGGCACAGGGAGATGAAGGAACACAACAGGAACGCAGATCTCATCGAGGGGTACATGGATCTGGAGACCGGAGAGCCGCGGCGTTTCTACCAGCCGCTTCTGATGACATTCAACGGACAAAAACTGATACTAGTATGAGCAGAATCGAGAAGATATCCGACCACACGTCCGTCCTGCGGCTGAACGACGGACGGGCTTTCGCGCTTTCCAACAGGGTGGACAACAGCCTTGACTCCGTGTTCTGGATGGCACAGCAGAGGAACTGGGAGCAGCTGCCCCAGACCGTCTGCGGACAGAAGATCGTGCCGTTCGGCCACGACAACAACCTCCCCGTCCACCTTCGGGACATCCTTGACGAGAACAACCTCGGACCGGGAATCCTTGAGAGACAGATGGGGCTCCTCTACGGGCAGGGCGTGTTCCTTAACCGGCTGGCTTACCAGGAGGGGAACATCGTGCATCGCTGGGAGGAGGACAGGGAGATACAGGCATGGCTGGACAGTTGGGACTATGTCAGCTACATCAAGGGATGTATGACCGACTATCTGCACCTGAAAGGATTCTTCGACGCCAAGTACCTTGAGAAAGGCAGGAGAATAGGCAGGGAGCCACGGATTGCCTATCTTGAGCATATTCCATCCAAGAACGCAAGGCTGGAGTGGACGGACAGCCGGGAGATCAAGGATGTCAGGCACATCGTCGTGGGGGACTTCGAGCATTCCTGCGTCGGTACCGGCGTGAGGGTCTATCCGGTCTATGACAGGAGGAATCCGGGACGGTTCGGAGCCTCGGCTTCGTACAACCACACATATTCATTCGCAAGGGATTTCTACGCCGTGCCTCAGTACTGGGGAGCGCTGCGCTGGATTGTCAAGGGTTCCGAGGTCCCGACCATATTCAAATACGTCACGGACAACGGCATCAACCTCGCCTATCTGGTGAAGGCTCCTAAGGAGTACTGGGAGGAGAGGCGCGACCGTCTGAGGATGGCAAACCCGACGTGGGATGACACCAGGATCGAGAACGAGATAAGCACCCTGACTGATGAGCTCCTGCGCCAGATGCAGGACGTGCTGAGCGGAAAGGAGAACGCCGGAAAGTTCTTCTACTCTCTGGACATGCCTTCGGAGAGCGGAACAGGGCGGGTGTCCTGGTCCGTGGAGGCGATAGACCAGAAGATGAAGGATTTTGTGGAGGCTCAGTTGAAGATCTCGGAGGCTTCGGCATCTGCGATCACATCCGGAATGGGGCTGCATCCGTCGCTGTCGAACGTGATGGTGAACGGCAAGCTGGCATCAGGATCGGAACTGTTGTACGCCTTCAAGCTGTTCCTGCTTTCGGACACGGAGATCGCCTCGCAGACGATTCTGGAGCCGGTCAACCAGGCGATAGCGTTCAATTTCCCGGGCAAGGGACTGAAACTTGGGTTCTTCCACAGGCAGTTGTCGGCGGAGGATGCCCTTACTTCCTCGGCCAGGATTAAAAATCAGTGATTATGACGGATTTGTTCAACAGAAATCGGGACGGTTCCAAGGAACTTGAGGATCTGACCGGCCAATGGTACGCTTCCTCTCCTTTCAGGCTGATCGAGACGGAAATCCGGTTCGCCACCGATGAGGTGGCGCGGCTTGTGAGTCAGGAGGTGGTCAAGGAGGCCGCGGAGGCTTACGATGAGGATGAGAAACCGGAGCTTGTGGCCGCTGTGAGGCTTCCGGTGGCTTGTCTGGCATTGATGCGGTACGCCAAGCTTTCGTCCGTGTCCCACGAATCGACCGGCCGGAAGGTCAAGATCGATGACAATGAGAGAAGCCCTTACGAATGGCAGATAGACAGGGATGACAGAGCGATGAGGGAGCGGTATTTCCGGGCTTTGGACGCTTTGTACACCTACTTGGAGACTTCCGGCAACGAGAACTGGAAGGCTTCGGCCAAGAGGACGATGATAGGCGAATCCATTGTCAGGAATATTCAGGAGTTCGAGGCGGTCTATCCCATCGATGGGAGCTATTACGTCTATTATCTGTTGCAGGCGCTTGTGATCGAGCGGCAAAGGGCGGTCATCGAGCCGTTCGCAGGGGATAAATGGGCTTCGATTACTGACGGTTCGGCTGAGCCGAGGGCGCTTTCGCTGGCCAGAAGGGCGGCGATACTAAGTGCGGTGATCGTGGCCGGAACGAGGTGGAGCCTTGAGGTGTTCCCTATCGAGATCGCAAGGCGGTTCTCCCCTACCTATCAGGGCAACAGGTCCAACCGTGTGGCCACGATGGATGAGATTGACTGGTATGTCGGCAATCTGAAAAGTGAGGTCAAGGACGCTTTGACGGATTTGTCGGCTCTGATCAGCGAGGAGAAGGTGAACCCTAAGCTTTTGCCTGTGAATGACAGGCGGAACAAATTCTTTACCACCGAGTGATGAACACGATTGAGGTTTTCGAGACCGGTAAGGTTGTCAAGGTGCCTGGTTCGTGGAGCGAGATGACTCCGAAACAGGTGCGCGAGGTGTTCAGAATCTTCGAGTGGTGCCTTAGGCACGGAAAGTCTCCGTTGGAATTCAATGTGAGGGTGCTTTGGATGCTGCTCGGGGTGCGGAGGACTGTCAAGGGATGGTTCACGGACATATTCGCCGGTCACAGGCCTACTTTAAGGGATGAGAACGTCTATCAGATGTGCGAGAGGTTCCTCGGATTCCTTTTTTCGGAGGAGTCGGCTGCGCTGACGTTTGATTCGGTCGCCAATCCGATGCCGGTGGTGCGTTCGGGGCTTGTTTGGCTTCACGGTCCGGAGGAACTGCTCCAGGATCTGACGTTCGGGGAGTTCAGGCACGCCTCGGCGGCTCTGAACAGGTTCTTCAGGAGCCACGAGCCGGAGGATCTGGATGAATGCATCGCTTTCCTGTACAGAAGACGTTGCCGGAAGGCCAACAGGGCAGGCCGGATGGTGCCGGATGTGGACCAACGGAATGCACGTGGGCATATTCATAGAGCGTCGAGGTTGAAAGGGTGGCGGAAGAACCTTGTGATGATGTGGTTCTCGGCTTGCTTGAAGTACCTCCAGTCTGGTGTTCTGGAGATTGACGGGGAGGAGATTGATTTGTCGAGGCTTTTCGCCGGGGATGACAAGCATTCCGGTGTCAGCTTCGGGTGGAATGACCTTCTGGTCGAGGTGGCCAAGGAGAACACGCTTGGAAACATCGACCGGGTGGATGAGGAGCCGTTGTTCTCGGTGCTGTCGATTATGTGGCATAACTATAAGGAGAGAAAGAGAAATGAGCAGATTATCAAGGCTTCAAAGGCTCACTGAGTACCTTGCGGGGTTGAAGATCCATTCCTGCTGGTGTTGTGAGCACATCGATCCGATTTGCACGACCGCGCAGTCGGACGCCACTTCCAAGCTGGCGCATCTTTCGGGTGTGCAGGTTCTCGTGGCGCGTCCGGAGGTGCATCAGCGCGGGGATTCGGACACGTTCCGGGAAGAGTTGGGGACGGTGATCTTCGTGTTGGAGAAGGGGCTTGGGCTGGATAAGACGGAGGAATCGGAGAATGAGCAGTATTCACGGCTTCTGGAGATCGCGGATTTGATTCTGGCCTATATCGCCGAGGAGACCTCAAGCCAGAACTGCCGTCTTGTGACGGGTTTGGCGTTGGCTTCGGTGGATGTGGTTCCGGAGGCAAGCGTCTTCGGCGGCTGGAGCGGGTACAGCATCGAACTATCATTTGAGTGATGGATGTCAGGGCGCGTTTCGTTAGTGAGATCCTTCAGGATGAGGGACAGAGGCTTCTGAGGAATCAGGGCAAGGCCATCGAGGCAAGGGTCAAGAAGCGTTCCGGGCGGCTGGAGTCGTCCAGGAGTGTTTCTGTGACCGGCGGGAGCGGCGCTTCGGGGACTTTGACGTTCGTCCACGTGGCCTACGAGCGTTTTCTGGATATGAAGCGTCTCCAGCGTGGCGGCAAGTCCGTCAAGAGCAACCGCAAGATCCACAATCGCTATGTCTTCGGTGCTTTCGCCTCCATCGCCGAACGGCTGATGTACGAGTTCACGGAGGATGTCATCGCCAGGATTCGGGAATCGGAACTGGGGCGAACGAAGTGAAAATCAGGCGGGAAGTCTTGATTATTTGGCCCAAAGTTTGTTTCTTTGTAAACACATTCGCAATACAAATGCAATACGGCAAGACGGTGGAGTGATTTTTGCAAGAGGTAGAGATAACACGTAATTCTGATTGAGTATGTTCTGGGGTTCTTTTAATGTTCCGATAGGAGTGATTATCCTCGTTCTGCTGGTTGTGTTCTGGAAACCGGTGACAAGCAGGATTTTATTGTGGGTATTCGTCATCATCACGTTCCCTTTTGTCGCATTGTGGAAAGGCATAGAGAAATTAGCAGGAATAGATAAAAGTAGCTGTGGAACATCTGATGAGGACGCAATAGAACTCGCACTAAAACGGAGGTGGCTGATGAAAAAGGTTGTCCTCGCAGCGACTGGTTTTTTGGCACTGTTCGCGGTCATTATCTGGACACTTCCGCTATTCGACATCCACGACTGGAAAGTGGTCGGCTGGCTATCACTCCCTGCCTTCATTTTAACTGTCATTATCGCAACCAGAACAAAGTTCTTTGATCCTCCAAAAGTGGGATAGCCAACATCTATGTCCTTTTGCAGCCGCTGATTAGCGGCTATTTTTGTGCCATAAAATCACGTGAGATTATGGCTAAAAGAATTACTGATGAGGATCTTCGGCTGAACCTGATCATCAATGGGGACGGCGGCAGGAAACAGTTGCTTGAACTTGAAAGGCAAATAAACAACACAACAACCGCAATTGAAGAGACACGGAAAAAGATGACCGCTTTTGAAGTGGCGGGAAAGAAAGCCAGTCAAGAATATCATGATTTGAGCAAGTCTTTGGAAGTTCAGCAGGCTTCACTGAAGAAATGCCAGTCTGAATTCAAGTCCCTTCAAGAAACAGTTCCTCTTACAAGCAAGACGATGAAAGAGCTTAAGCATCAAATCACCGCCACACGAACTGCACTTGAACGCGCTGTTCCTGGCTCCGATAATTGGAACCAGTTAAACAAGGCACTTCAAGAATTAAAAACAAGATACAAAGAGCTTACCGATCAGTCTAAAGCCGTCAGTTATACAACGTGTGAGATGATGGACAAACTTAGCAAGTATGCCATTTCGCTCACAACAGCTTTTAAAGGAGCCGTTAATGTGATTAACAGGTTCACTGGTGCACGTGATGCGTTTTTAGCCTACGACGAGGCGATGACGGATGCGATGAAGACCACGGGGCTGACGAAAGATGAGATTTCGGAGCTCAGTGAGAAACTCAAAGGCATAGACACAAAGACAGCTCAGAATGAGTTACTTGGGCTTGTGCGAGCCGGCGGTAAGTTAGGAATATCCGGTCAGGAAGACTTGTTGGGATTCGCGAAGGCCGCCAACCAGATCAATGTGGCACTTTCCGAGGATCTTGGCGGTGATGCGGAGGCCGCCATCACGGAGGTCGGAAAGATGGTCGATGTGTTCAACCTCAAGGATGAGTTCGGAATCGAAAAGGCGATGCTGAAAGTAGGTTCGGCCATCAATGAACTGGGAGCTGCTTCGACCGCCAACGAGGGCTACATCGTGAACTTCTCCGGAAGGCTTGCCGGTATCGCACCTAATGCCAACATCAGCATCGACAAGGTTATGGGACTTGCGGCCACGCTCGACTCCCTGCACCAGCAAGCTGAAACTTCATCCACTGCGGTAGGGCAAACCATAACCAAGATGTTCGAGAAGACAGAGACATTCGCGAATATTGCAGGAATGTCTTTGAAAGACTTTTCCGACCTCTTGAACAACGATGTGAACGAAGCGTTCATCCGTGTGCTGGAAGGAATGAACAAAGGCGGTGACGGTGGAATGAAGGCCATCACCGAGGCGATGGGAGATATGGGACTGAACGGTTCACGCGCCATCCAGGTACTCGGTAGCCTTTCAAAACAGACGGAGACATTGCGGCAGCAGCAATTGATCGCGGCCGAGGCTTTCAACGAGGGTACCTCAATCACCAACGAATATGAGCTCAAAAACAACTCGCTGACGGCCACATTGGAAAAGCAGAAGAAGGCTCTTATGGAAACGACCGTGGAAATAGGAGAGAAAATGAACCCTTTGATGTCTGAAAGTGTCGGACTTACGAATATGGGGCTGAAAGCCGTTTCCGCATTGATTGGCCCTATGGTCAAGTATCGCTACCAACTGGCCGAGATTGCAGCAGCCATATTCATCTATAACCAACGGGCGAAACTCAAGCTTGCGTATGACAAGCTGCTGGCATTCTGGAGCAAGGAGAACAGAGACGCTTTACTGAAACAAGCGCTTAGTCTGAAGGGTGCAAGTGTCGGAACCGCTGCCTTGTCATTGGCTCAGAACCTTCTTGTCGGCAATACCAAGGCTGCCACTATTGCATTCAAACGCCTCGGTTTGGCCATCAAAGCTAATCCTTTCGGGCTAATCCTAAGTGTCATCACCGCCGTGGTTGTCGGTATAACCTCATTTGTCCGGCGGTCCAAGGAAGCCACCAAGGAAATGACAGAGATGCGGAAAGCCGCCGCTGACACAGCCTCTGAAATCAACAGGGAAAAAGATGCGGTGAATAGGCTGAAGGATGCCGTCACCTCGGCGACCATCGGGTCAAAGGAAAGGGCGGCTGCCATCAAACAGATAAACGATCAGTACGGTTCTTACCTTCCACACCTGCTTGATGAGAAAGCGTCCAATGATGCGGTTGCCGCGGCTCTTGGCATTGTCAATGACAAGCTTTCCGAGCAGATAAGGTTGAAAGGGATGCTGAACGCCAAATCCAAGCTGGATGAGGGGCTCCAGGACAGTACCGTGAAAGCGGCGGAGAACATCAGGAATGCCTACAATAAGACACATAAAGACTCCAAGATGAGCGAAGATGATTACCGTGGCGTTCTGGAAGCGATTGTGGGATTCCGAGACACGATGACATCGGAGACATTATCCAGTACCGACAAGGTCAACGCTGCGGCGGCGTTGAAAAGAAGCCCTATACTCAGAGATTTCCATCCTAATGATTTGGCGAAGAAATTAAGTCCCGTCTCTTCCGGAATAGATAAGTACAATTCAGACGTGAAGACATTAGAGGCGTTGTATGGCGTAAATAAGAGGAAGAATAGTAGTGTTACTACGACATCCGGGACATCAGCCTACTCAACTGCGGATAGCGATGTCACAACAACTCCTGACAACAAAACCGGAAAGCAGCAGTGGTCATTGAGCATTGAGGTGTCGTTCCTGAAGGCTAAGGCGGAGCTGACGAAGCAGTTCAATGAGAAGGAGATTGCTTCGCAGGGGGAATATGACGATAGGATTTATGAGCTGGAGGTGGCTACGTTGACGGCACGGCTGGCTGCTCATAAGGAGAAGGGGGCGGACAGAGCCAAGATCGAGAATGAGTTGCAGGAGAAGATCAAGAAGCATTCGGAGGATGCGTTGAAGAAGCGGCAGGAGTACGAGAAGAAGGCGGCGGATCTGGCCAAGGAGGGAACGGCGATCATCAACGAGGTGGAGACGGACAAGACCAAGGCGGCGATGGATGGTGAAGAGGTTCGGTACCAGGCGGAATTGAAGAAGTTCAAGGAGACGCAGGTGCTGTACGAGAATCAGGCGGCGGTGCTGGAGGCTATCGAGAAGAAGCATCAGAATAAATTGCTGAAGATTAAAGAGGACGCTTCGAATAGGGAGTTGGCGCTGCTTGAGGCTAAGCACAATGTCAAACTGCAAGAGATTCAGAATGACTATTCCAAAGTCGTAGCCGAGGAATCCCCGAATTCTGTTGGCGTTATGAAAGCAAAGAGAACCAGAGATGACACTCTAGTTAAAGAGAATTTGTCTTATCAGAATGTCTTAAAAGATCGTCTTCAACAGATAGTTGATACCGGAGGATTTGACGGCATCAAACTATCAGAAGAAGAACTGGAAAAGTACAGGTTGAAACTTGAGCAGGTCACCGGCAAGATCAACGAATTAACCGCAACGCAGAAGAAGAGCAATGCGGGAATATTCGGGGGCACAGGCAACGGAGAGTTATTCGGTGTGTCGCAAGAGAAATGGAACCAGCTTTTCGCCAACATCGCTACTGGCAAAGCTGGCACCGAGGATCTGCTTACCGCTTTGTCCGGAATCGGCGGGGCGGCTCAGGAAGGGTTTAATCTGGCAAGCCAAGCGATCGCTCTTACGGCTGCTAAAGAACAGCAGGACTTCAAGCGGTACCAGAAGGACAACGAGAAGAAAAAGAAGGCTCTCAAGTCTCGTTATGATGCCGGTCTGATGTCTCAGGAACAGTACAATGCAAGGGTCGAGGAGATGGAAGCCGAGGAAGAGGCCAGACGTGAGGAGATGGAAATCAAGCAAGCCAAGCGTTCCAAGGCTCTCAGTTTGTCACAAGCGATCATACAAACATCTTTGGCTGTGATGAAGACCTTTGCAGAATGGGGCGGATGGCCGGCGGGTGTGGCTCCTGCTGCCATTATGACGGCATTGGGCGCGGCTCAGATCGCGATGATCGCGGCGCAACCGATCGGCGCCGAGGAGGGTGGTTTCGTGAACACTCGGAGGGCTCAGGATGGGAAGGCGTTCAAGGCGCGGTTATCTCCGGACAAGAGAGGGTTCGTGTCCTCCCCTACCGTGCTTGTGGGTGAGAACGGCGGTGAATATGTGATACCGGCTGACGGACTGAGCAATCCGACATTGCTGCCGTTCGTGGCAACGATGGAGGAGGCGCGGAAAGCGGGGACGTTAAAGAGCCTGAACTTCGAGGCGGTTTATCCGGTGGGAGCCGCTATCGGTCGGGAAAGCGGTGGGTTTACGAACACTTCGACAGGCTCAGTGACCGGAAGCGGCTCGGTGTCCGGAGGGAATGTCGCTTCGGCAAGGTCAGCGACCGATGAGAGGTTGCTGGAGGCTATCGAGCTTCTGAACAAAAGGCTTTCCGTGCCTATCAAGGCGGATGTGTCGATGCTGGGGAAGAACGGGATCATCGAGCAGACGGAGAAGTACAACAGGGCTAAACGTCGGGGTACTTACGGCAGGTAGCGAAAGTTTTTCTGCATTTTTTTCGCAAAACTCTTGGAATTTGAAAAACGAAGTTGCATATTTGTGGTGCGATACATATTGGATGGCACGCTTTAGCGGCTGATTTTGTCCCGTTATTGATTGCTGACATATTTTTTAGAGAGTTTTTGTCCTCTGTATGGTCGTCATTGGCGAAAGCCGTGACTGTACTAGCCGCAAGGCTTCCAGTATGTATCGCAGACCTATAGCAGAGGACATTTATTTACAATTAGTTATGCGATACACTAATTCAAACAACGCGGCTGTTGCCGCAGAAAGCCACAAGATCGGGGCTGACTCTTTCATCATCGAGACCAGGATTGAACTGTTCCAGATTGCAGATCGATTCTCGGAGTGGGAAAAGCAGATGTACGAGAAGAAGGAGTTGCTGATGGACGGAAGGTTCGACAATGAGATTCGGACGATGAATGCTGCGTTCTACCAGTTGGATGAGGCTCTGAGAAAGATTCTGAATGAGGAGCTGGAGTTCGACATCCTCCGCCACGACACCGTTACGGAGTGATTTTTGCAAGGACTTGTCTGACAATTAATTCTGAATGAGTATGAGAAAAGTTATTTTAGTTATCGCTATACTGTTGGTTGGCTTCAGCGGGGATTGCTTTGGAAGAAAGCTGGCGGATCCAGACACGCTTACATTCAAGAAGACATATTCGATGCCGGGAATGAGTGAAGATGATATTTACGTTTTCACGGCTGGATGGAAAGCCCCTTGGATGGAGTTCTATGGGATTCGTGACAAGTATGGAACTGGTGGTAAATGCTATGCTTGTCGGTTCTATGGGGAGAAGTTGGATAAGGTCACAGCTAATATATTCTCTAAAGTTTATCTGGTTTTCCGGGATGGGTCTTTCGATTTGATATTCTCCGATATTTCCGCAAGCTGGAGGCACAACTATATAGATTGCTTGTCTTCACAGGATGACAGATTCAACCGCAATGTGTTTTGGCGGATGTCGTACAGTATGAAAATCCTTGACCAGATAAGGGAGCGTTCCAAGGAGTTGTTCGAGATAGTCACCGCCTCGATGGATCATTACCTTGAGGTCGGCCCGCCGGTGGAGCTGAAGAAACTCTGACTATCCCGCCGTCCCAGACAGCCGCCTCAGGGCGGCTGTCTTCACGTCAAGAATCCACCGAACAAAGTGAAAATCAGCGGAAAGTGTTGGAATTTTGGTCTAAAGTTTGTTCCTTTGTAAACACAAATGATATGCAAACGAAATACACGGAAATCCATGAGGCTTGGGAAAGATGACATATTGGTGATCAAGGCGGTTCTGCTCTACATCCTTACGCATAGTGAGGATGGTAAGAGGGACATCTACAGCCTTGTCAAGGCGGCTTACTATGCGCAGCAGAACCACCTTGCGCGGTATGGCACTCCCCTCTTCAAGGACTGCATCTGCGCTTTGCCGTTCGGGCCGGTACCGTCCAACATCTACAATATTCTAAAAATGGCACGTGGCGATTCTCCTGTGCTCGACTACCATAAGGCAGATGACATGCATTTGGCTTCGGATGCCATAGCTTTCGAGAATGAGAGATTTTCAGCGAAAGAGAGACCCGACATGGATTTTCTTTCCCTCTCTGACATAGAATGTCTGAACTACGGAATCAGCAAAGTTGCCGGGATGTCCTTCAGTCAGATTATGGATGACACGCACGGGCAGGAGTGGAGCCGCGCTTTCAACAGTGGCACTTCCCTCAAGGAGATGGACATCATGAATATATCCAAGGAAGGAAACGCCTCTGATGATGCGTTGCAGTACCTGAAGGACTTTCTTGATACTGAATGGTTTGCCAGATCATGATGGAACTGGGAGCATTTCCTGACAAACTCAGGAAGCAGGCGATTGGGATCGGTCAGGTTCTGAAAATGGAGATGTTTCCGGAGGACAGGGTTAAGCCCAAGCAAGGGAAGAACTCCAAACCGAAAAGATTTGTTATCATAGGACAGACTGATGATGGTGGTGTGCTGGCCGCCCTTTTGGTGAACACGCGGATCAATGAAAGCATGTTTGCCCAGATCGCACCATATCAGCATTTGGTCAAAGTTGCTGACAATGATTACCTTGATCACGATAGCTATGTGGATTGCTACACAGTGAGGGAGTTCAGTAGCGAAAGGGTTCTGGAAAGCGCTGAATATCTTGGACATATAAAGGAAGAAGACCTGAAAGAGTGTCTTGACCACGTCCGACAATCCCCGGCCATCAAGCCTTATGTGCTGAAAAAATTCAAATTAGAAGAGTAATCTTATTGTCCTTTGTGGCCACCTGCGGGTGGCTATTTTTGTGCCATAATGAGTTCGTTATGGTTAGGATATTGACTAAGGATTTCACGGAGCTGGATCTTACGAAGGGGTTCGAGTTCCAGATCGAGATGGAGAATCCGATGTTGGAGGAGGATCATATTCCTTCGGCTTTCAGCACGCAGATCTCGTTTCCGCCGTCGCCGGTGAACAGGAAGGTGTTCGGCTACACTCCGGCGATGTTCCTGGCTCCGAACGTAAAGAGGCTGGAGGCCTCGGTGTGGATCGGCGGCGTGCCTTTCGTGACCGGCACGTTGGTGTACGACGGCATCGAGGACGGAAGTCTGATGTACACGTTCACGGAGAAAGTGGTGGAACTGGAGGGGAAGATCTGGAAGAAGAGCATCCTGGAGTTCGACACGGGCTCCATCCCAAGCCGTTCCGCAAAGTTCTCAACGCCTTTGCTCATAAACAAGAACAACGTGGCTGTTCAGCCATATTCAAAAGCCAGCAGATTGCCAGTGTCAGGGGAACCGGAATATGGTATAGCTAATGTTGACAGTCTTTTGTACTTACAGAAGTATTACAATTATATCAGCGCTTCGGAATCTATAGCTTACAAGACCTTTATTCCGGCTGTGCCGATCAGAGCCATCCTGACAGGATGCCCGGTCAAGATACCAAGCGATGTTCTGCTTCGAAACGGATGGGGTGAATTATCCATCCTGGGAAGATACCATGAATATCTATATGGCGATGTGGTTAAGCCTGGCAGTTCTAAATCAAAGACAACAGGGAAGCCATCGCAATCGGGAAGTTACAGAACGGACATCGCATCGTTCCTCCCCGACATCTCATTCTCAGACCTTCTGAAAAACCTATGCCGTATCTTTTGCTCTACCCTTTTCCACGACGGAAACGACATACGCCTGATCCATAATGGCGAGGTTTTCAGCCAATCCGACATTGATGACTGGACGGATAAGATCAGCGATGGCTTTTCTTCTGAGGAGGAGGCAGCCATGTCCTACAAATTCGGGTTTTATAGCGACTCTACGTCTGATTCAGATGAGCTTGAAAAGAATATTGAAAACGGAGGCCTTGAGTTGATTCAGGAAGGGAACCTTAAAGGCATACTTGAACACTTTACTTCAAAGGAGAACTATTATGTTGTATTAGAAGGAAGCACCGGGGATGTCTATTCTGGAAGGCAATACGATGGAATCGTAAAGAAGCGGTACTCAAGCACAGGAGGTGGTGTCACTGTTGACACAGAAACGGCATACGAATGTGATGTTTTGTTCCAAGGGGCAAAGCCGATCGAGAATAAAGTGAATGACGCCGATGTTTATGACAATAGTACGGTTTTTCTGCTTCCAAAATGTTCTCCTGAAAAGATCTTTTCATCTGATACATTCCGGACCTATAAAATGGCCGCTATAATCGAACCGAATGCCGTTGGTGATGAGCGCGACAACAAGGTTTACATCGGTATTTCCTATGAGGGACAGTTCTTTGGCCATGGTGTATTTCAGCCAATAACACAAAGTGACGCGATGTTTGTCGGAACGGAAGATCTGACCCCAGGTGGCCTTTGGGACAAGTACCACAAGGCATTCGCCCAGTGGCTGGGAAAGACGAGGCAGAGGGTGGCCGTGGACGTGAACCTCACGCCTGTCGAGCTGCACAACTTCAGGCTGTACAGGCCTGTGTACTTCAGGGGGAGAAAATGGATCGTGGCGAAGCTCTCGGTGACGGTTGCGGCGGGTTCGGACAGGGTCTCCACCAGAGGCGAGTTCATCGAAATCTGATGTCCTTTCCCAAGGATGTTACATGTGGTAATTTTGCCATAGACAAGGGGATCTACGCCCCGGATAACGGAAGTAATGGAATTTACAGGTAACATACAGTTCGCGGACGAAAGTTCCTGGCTGACGCTGACAACGGAATCGGATGACACGGTGACGATCTCCGTCAGGCTCAACACCTTTGTCCCCAATCAGGAGGTCATGAGTTTTGAGGTGACTCCAAACTCTGGCATAGTACGGTTGCCGGCGGGGGAAATACTCAGGGTTCTGAAAGGCAACGGCGTCGGGATGATTACAGTAGTATTCGCAGCCACGCAAGGCACGTCGTCTTGCTCGTACAGTTTCAGTGTGCTGCCTTGCCGGAAGTTCGCCTACAAGTCGCTTGCCGCAACCATATTCACGACAAGGCCGGAAAAATCTCCTGTCTATGTCGGAGCCGAAGACAGACTCTGGTTCTACAGGATGGCGGGTGATGTCTCCACCTATGTCAGATTTAACTATCTTGCCGGAGGCTCATCCGGCAACTACGAGCTCAGTCCCACGTATGACATTAATCTGAAATATTATGACCTTGACATTTCCGCCGACACGATGCTGGCGACCGCTTCCGCAAAGGGTCTGGACGTGTCAAACATAGTGTCCTATGATGTTTGGATAGAGTGTTCCGGAAGCAAGTCAACGGTATATTCTTTCGACATCAAGAGGATGCGGTTGCCGCTGAAGACGTACCGCTTCCTTGGCCGCCGCGGAACGTATGAATATATTCATGCGACAGGTAATTTCAGCCGCTCGATAGAGACGAAGACTCAGGTGTTCGTGACTTCAGGGATAGAGCAGGAGCTGGAGAATGACTATTCGAAGACCTTCGAGCAGAACTCAGGGTTCATCGAGAGTGTCGGGATGAACGGGTACTGGCTTGATTTCCTCGCCGCAAAGAAGAGGTACATCATCGAGAAGAACGGATTTGAACGTGAGATCATCGTGGACGAGATCAAGACTTCGCTGACGGATCGATCCGTCGGAAGCCTGACGTTCAGGTGGCATTATGCAAACCCTAACAACACTGTCATTGACAAAGTGGACATCGACATCACAGGACTTGGCATCCTCGGGCCGTCCACCGTGAACGACGTAAGCAACACGGCGCAGTTCCAGGTGACATATTCACCGTCGAACACGACACAGCGGAGCATAACCTGGAGTGTGGTGAGCGGTTCGGACTATGCGTCCATCGATGGCAACGGAAAGCTTACGGTAAAGAGTAACGCAAAGGGGAACGAGGTCAAGGTCAGGGCGACAAGTACAGACAAACCAAACATCTACGCCGAGAAGTCAGTGAACGTCACCTATTTTTCGGCTGAAGTCAGCATCAGCTTCCAGAAAGACAGCATATGGGTCGAGGCAAAGGCCGGCACCGTGACAAACACGTTCACCACGACAGGACTCACCAACCTTCGGGTGTCCGCCTCCGGAGGGATGACCATAACCACGGGGCCGTCGATCACCGGTTACCTCATCGGGTTCGCCTATGCGGAGAACACGGGCAATTCGGCGAAAATGGCCACGGTCACCCTGACAGGAGACAGAACGGACGGCAAGGGAACCTTCTCGAAGTCGTATACGGTCTTACAGAAAGCAGCGACGGCGTCAGCCGAAAATCCATCGTGGGATCTTCCTTCTGCTTTCTACCAAGAATATCTAACCTTGAATCCTGCCGGCGGCACCTTTGACATAAACATAAGCGATCCGGCGAGAGCAGGCTGGAGTGTAGAGTTCAGTAGTCCTCTGACGTTAGAGTCAGGCTCTGCGACCGGAATAGGCCAAGGGAAACTGTCGGTCAGATACCCAGCTAACGAC